GTAACTCTTATTCCCTTTCATCATTGAAATATAGCATCACACCTAGAACAAAACTAAATGCTGCCACTAACACACAAAAGAACTGTAGATATACCATTTTATACTCCCTTATAATTTAGTTATAACAGTTGATAACACAATTCTCACACGGAAAACTGCCATATAAAAACACTCATGATCTCGAAAGATCTTCTGAAAAGAATGCTTTTATATTTGGTCTGTCTTGATGGGTGCTAACCAAAATCAACAGACCTCAACTTTTATCAAAATAATTTGATTAGGTTGCTAAAGGGTTTCACCTTGTCGCACTACCTATCGCCTCACGGCTTACACTAATTGTTAAAGAGCTTGGACTATAGGGCTACTATAGCTTGTACCTTTTTGTTGAAGCCTATAACTAAATTATAAGACTCAAGAAAAAGAGGCGGAATCTCACCGCCACATTCTTTTCTAGCTTGATAGTTCAACCATTAGGGCTATGATCTTATCTTGTTTGTCCTGTGGCATGGTCTTGCTAAATTCCTTTGACATTTTCAAAAGTAGGTTTACGGGCTTAGGCTTTGTTTTTCTTGGTATAGCTGGCACCAGTTTTGAATTAACTACTGTTAACCCTTCACCTACCTTTTCTTTTGAAACCTTTGACAAAGTAGTACGTAGCTTTGCGAGGCCTTTACTATACTCAGGGTCAGATAGGAGAAGATCCCAAGATTCTATGATATATTCAAATTCTTCTTTTTCAAAAGCTTGTCGCATAATTTCGGTTCTGTTTCCAGACATAACACAAGCAAATGCCAAAGGTGTGAGTCCTGTTTCTTCAATCGCGAGTTGTAAATGGTTCATGTGGTAATCCTTATAAGTAAGTTATAAAACGTTTGTGTTTATTGATGGAACAAGAGACATACTAGAGATCAAGAGTTGAGATGTACTGGAGGAATACTGGAGGTTTAATGGAGGTTTAAATGGGGGAATAATGGAGAGAAAAGGGAGAAGAAATAAGGCGAGAAAAGACTTGACAACTGTACATCCATACAGTGCTAGCAGACTTTTTAATAGTTGGTACGGGTATTGCTTGCAAGAATCTAAGGCTATCAGAGGACGCGCACCGGATCGAGTTTAGAATCTATAGCGTAGTATCTCTTTTTTAAAAGCTTTTAGAAGCGATTCAGAGAGCCGTTAGAATTGGGGAAAGGGTTTATTTAAAAGCTTATCTATTCCTGATAGGAATGATTAATCTTTCCATATTGGAATACATTGGAAAGCTTGTAACAGTTTGAAAAGTAACGCAAGAATCATGCCAAACATATACATTGTTACACTTTTTAAAGCTGCTAGCAAATTGTCCATGATTGATAGGCAATGAGAACCATTCTCGTTAAGCTTCTAACAGCTTCTAACAGCTTTTAAAAGTCGCGTCATTCTTTAGGCGTAGATTTTGGCAGATGGTGGCAGCTTGTAGCAGCTTGACAGGGGTGGGCAGGTGGCCACGGCCCCCCCGGTGGGGGTACATACAAACACGTACATTTTACAGCTTTTTCAAGTTGTCAACATAGGGGGAATATTATGGAGGGGTGTGCTATAAGGAGGTATAACAAAAAAAACAACCTAAGAAGGGTTGTCTAAAGGACTTTTAAAAGCCGTAAAAAGGGGACGAGCAGGGGGGTTTGCTTGGGAAGGGATAGTATTTTGCGCTCTCTATTTAGAAGCTTTTAAAAGCCGCTATATTTCTTTAGTATTGTTGTTATATTGATTAGAGACTCTGTGTTATTACTCTAGAAGCTGTTAACTACGTTACAGAGTATACACTCAGATTACAGGTTTGTCAAGTACTTTAACCTTTTCTTTTTGTTTTCTTTTAAGAATAAAGGAAAATACAACTTTTAAAAGGTTTATTCCTTTAGGAATGAGTAAATCCTGTAGCATTGATTGTTACTATGTAAAATAAGTAAGAAAATACTTGACAAGAGCGTAATTCAGGTGTATACTGGCTGGTTATGACAACACACACATCTAAGTACTTACCGAGAAATATGCAAAAAACAGAACGTGAGTACACAGATAAACAGCTGAGTTTTTTAGAAAACCTACTAAAGACAGGAGGTGATCCAAAGCAAGCAGCAGAACTAGCAGGTTATTCCGAAGGAAGCTATCCTCAAGTCATTAAAGCACTTAAACAAGAGATGATAGATCTAGCCTCTGATGTACTGGCACAGTCTGCACCTAAAGCCGCTTTTAAACTAGTAGAAGTGATGGAATCAGAACATTCTATTCCACAGTCAAACGTCAAGATACAGGCTGCTCAGACGATCCTAGATAGGATTGGACTAGGTAAAGCAGAACGTATTGATGTGAACCACAAGGTAGATAACTCACAGGGTTCTTTATTTATCTTACCAGCTAAAGCCCCTGTAACGATTGAGAACGGCGATTACTTTGTTCCCGAAGACTAAGCCCAAAGGAAGAGGCGTAGTCCCTTTTGGTTACAAAGCTAATAAAGAAACAAATATGCTGGAAGCTATACCGGGGTATCTAGAGGCTTTAGAAGATACCATCAACAAGCTTCTGGAAGAGAAGATACCTTCTTTAAGAGAAGGGATAGTCTATCTCAAAAGCCAGTTAGGAGAGGATATAAAGATCTCTCATCAGACTTTAAGCAACTACTTAGAGAAAGCAGGAAAGAAAACCCGACAATACAATTTCCATTCTGAAGTAAAAGCTCAGAGAAGTGCTAAGAAAAAACTTACTACAACTAAAAAGAACGTAGATCTTCTGGAAAGAAAGCTTAGCAAAGAAAGATCTAAATTAAAAACAAGTACTAAAGCTTTTAAAAAGCTGGACGAACCCGAAGATGCTGTAACAAACGAAGGGAAAGTTGTTTCTTTAGAAGACTTCCCTAAGTTACTTCAGGAAGAGGTAAAAGATAATGTTATCTTCTCGCCTAATGAAGGCCCCCAGACAGAGTTCCTAGCAGCCGCTGAGACGGATGTACTGTATGGAGGTGCAGCAGGGGGTGGTAAGTCCTATGCGATGCTTGTAGACCCTCTCAGATACGCACACAGGTCTGCACACAGAGCATTGATAATCAGGCGGTCTATGCCTGAGTTAAGAGAACTGATAGATAAGTCAAGGGAATTATATCCCCAAGCATTTCCCGGTTGTAAATATAGGGAAGTAGAAAAGCTTTGGAACTTCCCCAGCGGTGCAAAAGTAGAGTTTGGTTTCTTAGAAAGAGATGCAGACGTTTATCGCTATCAGGGACAAGCATATAGTTGGATTGGTTTTGATGAGATTACTCACCTTCCTACAGAGTTTGCTTGGAACTACTTAGCATCGCGACTACGAACAACAGACAGCGAGATAGAACCTTATATGCGCTGTACGGCTAACCCCGGTGGTGTAGGCGCTCACTGGGTAAAGAACAGATATATTACACCTTCAGAGTCTGATAAAAGCTTTTTAGGTAAAGATGGTTTAACAAGAAAGTTTATACCTGCTCGTCTAGAAGACAACCCCTATCTGGCAACAGATGGACGGTATGAGCAAATGCTTAAAGCCTTGCCCCCTACACAACGCAAGCAACTACTAGAAGGTAACTGGGACGTTAACGAGGGGGCAGCTTTTACCGAGTTTAATAGAGATATACATGTAATACCGCCTTTCCAGATCCCTGTAAACTGGGACAGAGTTAAAGGAGTTGACTACGGTTATGCTAGTGAATCTGCCTGTGTATGGGGAGCATTAGACCCTAGCGATGGTACTCTTATTATTTATAGAGAACTCTATCAAAAAGGATTAACAGGGGAAGACTTAGGATACAAAATAACTGAGATGGAGCTAGAAGACCCCATGTCAGTGCAAGGTGTTTTAGACACAGCAGCATGGAATAGAACAGGTACTACAGGCCCTACTGTAGGTGAAACGCTCTTAAGGCAGGGTCACAAGTTAAGAAGAGCAGATAAGAATAGAATACAGGGTAAGATTCAAATACACGAATACCTAAGGTTGCAACAAAGCGGCAGACCACGAATACAGATATTTAGCAGCTGTCCTAGCCTGATACGTGAACTTCAAGGTATTCCTTTGGATAAGTCTAATCCTGAAGATGTTGATACACACGCTCCTGACCACGCATACGATGCCTTACGGTATCTTATTATGTCTAGGCCAAGAGTAAATGATCCGTTATCACAGTTAAGGAGTCTAAGAATGCAACAAGCTTATACTCCTGTTGATTCGGAATTTGGATACTAATAATAAGAAACTTCGGCTACTGACTAGTAGTAAAATAATTATATAACTTAATCGAGGATTTTAAAATGACAGCAGTAAATATTAGAGATACGGGACGTAACTCAGCAAAAACAGGTGACGTAAGAGAACTTGCATCTCGCGTAGAAACCACTAACCCTACACAACAAGTAACAACTCTTCAGGAAGTCAAAGTGACTACTGGTACTATTGCCGTAACTGACGATACAAATACTATCGTTACTATCGCACAGCCAGCAGGTACAATCCTAACAGATTTGATTGCTTATCCAGCAGGTAACATTGTTACAGGCGGTTCTTCAGGTAATGACCTAGACATCTCTATTGGTACTGCATCTGCTGGCGCACAGCTACTTGCAGCTACAGCTCTTCTAGATGACGGTGGTGCTGCTGTAACTTGGACTGCTAACGTGCCTTTGAATATCATTTCAAATGCTAGTGGTAAAGCAGCCAACCAGTTTGCTACCACAGGTGTCGGCCCTAAAGGTGGCCCAGCCACTACAGAAGCTATTGTAATTGCAGCAGCTTTGTACAGTGCAGCAGCACGTAATATCTTTGTTACTCTGCGACCTATTGGTGCTGACTTAGCAACTGCTGCTACGACTGTTACTTATATCGCTAGGTTCCAAGAACTATAGAGCTAGTTAACGCAGGGTTCTGTTAACTCAACAGGACTCTGTGTATTTTTAACTACAACATTGCAACAGAGTTTATGGTTTGCTAAGGAAAATAAATGAGTTCAGACAACAGCCTTACATCTAACGGCTTATATTTTGAAGAAGTCGAAGACGAAGATGGCCTCCAGCTTACGCTAGAAGAGTCACTCCGTATTAATTTCGTTGGTCTTCTTATGGATCGTTACGAACAGGCTGAAAGTGCTAGAGACTTGGACGAGCAAAGATGGCTTACTGCTTACCACAACTATCGTGGTCTGTACGGTAAGAACGTCCGTTTCCGTGAATCAGAGAAGTCTAGAGTTTTCGTCAAAGTTACAAAGACTAAAGTTCTAGCAGCCTTCGGACAGCTTGTTGATGTTATATTCGGTGGTAACAAGTTTCCTATCGGTGTTGCTGAAACAAAAGTACCAGAAGGTATTAGCGAGTATGCTCATCTAGATCCTCAGAACCCTTTACCGGGTTTAGAAACAACCAGCGAAAGAAAAGAAGACAAAGAAGAAAAAGAAGAGAACCCTTTTGATGTTGGTTTTGATGGTGACGGTAAAGTACTAAAGGCAGGAGCTACTTATGGTTCAGGTACTTTTGATGATGTTCCTCTTGAAGTACTAGGAGCAGAGAAGCTTACTGAAGGCCCTGCTGTAACAGCTGAAAGCATACAGGTCAGCCCTGCTAAAGAGGCTGCAAGACGTTTAGAGAAGCTTATACACGATCAAATTGAAGAGTCTAACGGTGCTAGTGAAATACGTAACGCGCTTTTCGAGTCGGCTCTTTTTGGAACAGGTATTGTCAAAGGCCCTTTCAACTTCAACAAAACTTTAAACCGTTGGGAAGAGGATGACGAAGGCAACAGAACACATAAACCTGTTGATGTACGTGTCCCTCGTATTGAGTTTGTAAGTATATGGGACTTTTTCCCAGATCCTAACGCTACCAACATAAACGAAGCAGAGTACGTCTTTCATCGTCACAGGATGAACCGTACTAAGATACG